AACGTCACCGAAACCGTGGCGACCTCCCTCAAGTTGTCCGGCGCCAGCACGGAAGAAGCCAGTTCCGTCATTACGCAGCTCAGTCAGGCACTTGGTTCTGGCGTACTGCGTGGTGAGGAGTTTAACGCGATCATGGAAAGTGGCGGGCGTCTCGCCAAATTTCTGGCCGATAGTCTTAATACTACTGTCGGCGGTCTGCGTAATATGGCGAATAATGGTGAGCTGACCACAGATCGAATAGTGCCGCTGCTGACCAATGTGGCGCAGCTTCGTAAAGAATTCGACACCCTTCCGGCCAGTATCAGCGGATCTGCACAGAAAGTAGAGAATGCTTTTATGGCGTGGGTGGGTGGTGCCAATGACGCTACAGGTGCTTCCGCAGCTTTAGCAGGTGTCCTGAATGGCCTCGCTAACAATATTGATAACGTTGCCGCTGCCGGGGCGGTGCTGGCAGGAGTTGGCGTAGCGAAATATTTTGGAGGTATTGCTACTGGTGTAAGTGACTCTATCACTAAACTTGTTTCTATAAAAAAGGAAACAATCGCACTGGCGGATGCGCAGCTTTATTCAGCAACCCAATCTCAAAGAAAGGCGGTTGCGGCAGCGGAAGCTGCAAGGTCAGATTATGCATTGGCTGTGGCAGAAGCAAACGTAGCTAAAAATACCAACGCATCGGTAATTGCCTCACAAAATCTGATCAAAAAACGCAGTGAGATGATAGCAGCCAATGCCTCTCTTGTCCTGTCTAACAGGGCGGTTACAACCGCTCAGGAGAGCCTCAACAAAGCCACGTCCCTTACAAGTTTTGCTAAGTCAGGTTTAAGCGGAGCATTATCAGTAATAGGTGGCTGGCCTGGTGCATTGATGGCTGTCGGTGCGGCATGGCTGTACGTTTATGAGAAGAGCGAACAGGCCCGTAAAGCTGCCTTGGACTACGGCGAAGAAATTTCTAAAGCAAAACCAGTGAGTGGTGTCGCCATTCCGCAGGGTAACTTAACAAATGAAATCGATAAGTCATCGGTTTCTATGAGAGCCCAGGCCGAAGAATTATCACTTCTAAATAACCGAATCGCTGAATTAAACCAGCAACAATATAATGCTCGCCAGGCCATGAAGAATAGTGAGGAGGGTAGCTGGTCATATAATAACGCTCAGGAAGCATTGGTTAATGTTAACCAAGAATTAACTGATGCTGAGAGGCGAAGAAATGAAATATTAAGTCAACTTATCGCAACATCAGATCGACATAACATGCTGTTGCGTCAGAATGCCGCCGCGCAAACAGCTTATTATAATAATCTAATATTAATGAACGGGCAGGGTACATTATTTCGTCAAACGCTTGACGGTATTAATGAAGCACTTGCCCGCAACACGACTTTAACTGCGTCCCCGCTTCGACTACCGCAAGCGCCAGTATCGGATAAGGATCAGGAAACGTTACTGCGTAAGCAGCAGCAGGCCGAACTGGCTGGTTTAACGGGCCTTGCGAGAGTGCGTCGTCAGGCAGAGATTGAGTTGCAAAATATGGGGCGCACTGGCCCTCAAAATGCAACGTATGCAGCAGACTATCTTAAAGCGGCTGAACTGGATTATCAAAACTCCCAGAACGTTGCTGCAGCTCAAAAAGCCCAAGCTGACGCAACACGAGATGCTGAAAAGGCTGCACGTGCAGCTGCACAAACAACAGAGCAGTACAGCCGTAAAATGGCAGACCTCAGTGTTGCTACCGAAGTGCAGAAGGTTCGAGCTAATCAGGGGGAAAAGGCTGCCGAATTGTTTGCTGCTTCCCATGAAGCAGGAGCTAAGTGGAGCGAGGAACAGCGAAAATCCATTGAGGCGGGTGCAGTGGCGCTGGCGCAGTGGACACAGAAAGCCGATGAGGCTGTCCGCAAGCAGCATGAAATGGCCGATGCGCTGAAAGATCTGAAGGATGCGGGGCGCCGCTACCGGGATGAATCTGACTTAACCTCCGCCACGTCTGGGATGGGGAACCGTCAGCGTGAGCAGTACCGCGAGCGGCAGGAAGTTGAGCGCGTGTTTGATAAAACCGATAATAAGGGGGCTGAGGCTATTGCTGCGCACCAGGCTGCACTGGATGCGCTTGATAAAAAATATCAGCAGGCTAAAGCGAGCGAACTGGACTGGAGGGCGGGCGTAAGTGCGGGGCTTGCTGACTGGATGGATAACGTCAGCAACATTGCCGGCACGGTATCGCAGGGCATTACCTCCACGATGGACAGTGCGCTTGATAACGTCTCCGCAATGCTGGTGGGTAACAAGGCCAGCTGGAAGGACTGGGGGTTATCCGTTCTGCAGACTATCTCAAAGGTTGCGCTGCAGATGGCCGTGGTTAACGCGATGGGTGGCGGTTCGTCTGGCAGTGGACTATTCGGCTCCCTTCTCGGAGGAATTGTGGGCGGTGTCGCCGGAAGCGCATCCGGCGGCGCGAATGCAGGCACCGCCATCCAGAACTACGGCGCGTCTTTCCAGTTTAACGCGAAGGGTGGGGTTTATTCGTCAGCCGATCTGAGCAGATTCAGCGGCAGTGTCGTTGATACCCCCACCTTTTTTGCGTTTGCGAAAGGGGCGGGCGTGATGGGCGAGGCCGGGCCGGAAGCCATTATGCCGCTCACCCGCGACGCTACCGGCAGGCTTGGTGTAAAAGCGCTGGGCAGTGGCACGCAGAGCGGCGCGGGTGTCAGCGTCAGCATCGGGACCATTAATTTCTCCGGCGGCACAGGCGGTGCGCAGGGTAATGCTAATGCCGCCGGCGCGGTGGCTAACCAGATCACCGGCGCCATCATCGATACCATCAATACGCAGCTGCGCAAGCCCGGCACTCCGTTGTGGAACGCCACGCAGGGCAAGCGATGACCCTCCTTACTTACCCGCCACGGCGGGTTTTTTTATGGGTGAAACATGGCAACCGAAACTTTTACCTGGTGCCCGCGCATTGATGCCGGCGGTGAGGTCACTCACCGCGTCCGCCGCGCGCAGTTCGGCGACGGGTACGCCCAGGCGTCGGGCGACGGCATCAACGCCCGCGGTCAGAAATGGGATCTGGAATTTGTCGGTGATGAAAGCTACATCACCGCGATTATGGACTTCCTCGACAGGCATGGCGGCAGCCGTTCATTCATCTGGCAGGCACCGCTGAAAGGTGCGGGGCTTTACCGCTGTGACGTTTATCGCCCGTCGGCGCTGGGCGCCGGTAAATATTCGCTTTCAGCGACCTTCACACAGGCATTCGCTCCGTAGGTACTTATGGCAATCAGTAATGACGTTCAGAAGCTTGAGCCCGGCGACAGTGTTCGCCTGGTGACCGTCGACGGCTCGGCGTTCGGCGCGGGCGTGCTGCGCTTTCACGCCTGCACCATTCCTCATACGCCGGAAGAAATCGCGGCGAGCGGCGGCGACACCTCGAAGCTTGCCGCTAAATCCATCTGGTTTGATGGCGAGGAGTACGGCGCCTGGCCATTTGAAATTACCGGGCTGGCGTCGTCGAGTGACGGCCAGAGCGCGGAGCCGGTGCTGCGCGTCGCTAACCTTGATGGCGTGGTGACCGCGCTCTGCCTGCGCTTTGATGACATGGTACAGGCGAAGGTTACTGTTCTGGATACGTTCGGCCAGTATCTCGATGCGCGCACGTTTCCCGACGGCAACCCGTCTGCCGATCCGGGGCAGTATTTCCGCCAGGTGTTTTACATCGACAGCAAGGCGGCTGAAGACAATGAAGTGGTGGAGTTCCGCCTCTCCAGCCCGATGGACCTGCAGGGACTGCTGATCCCGACGCGGCAAATCACGGCGGTCTGCACCTGGGCCTGCCGCAACAAATACCGCAGCGGTGACGGCTGTACCTACAACGGGCCGCGCATGTTTGATCTGAAAGGTAACCCGGTGACCGACCCGGCACAGGATAAATGCTCAGGCCTGCTGACCGACTGTAAGAAACGCTTTGGCGCGGATGCCCGGCTCGATTTCGGCGGCTTTCCGGGTGCCAGCCTGATACGGAGGTAACCATGCGGGATAAAACCATTGCCGACATTCTGGCGCATGCTGCGGCGGAATACCCGCGCGAGTGCTGCGGCGTGGTGGCACAAAAAAGCCGTGTCGAGCGATATTTTCCGTGCCGGAACATTACCGGCGCGCCGGAGGAACAGTTTGAGCTGTCGCCGGAGGATTACGCGGCGGCGGAAGACTGGGGCACCGTCACTGCTATTGTGCATTCCCACCCGGGCGACGGTGCCACGACCCAGCCGAGCGAGCTCGACCAGCTGCAGTGCGACGCCCACGGCATCCCCTGGGTAATCGTGTCGTGGCCGGAAGGCGACCTGCGCACCATCGTGCCCCGCAGCGAACGGCCGCTGGAGGGACGCGCCA